GTAAACTCATTAGCATGAGATGCAATTAAAGGAATCCATTCTTTATCCTTTGCTTGTTTCTTATGAGTTACACTCATTGATTGTGTTTTAGAACCAACAGCAGCAATAGTTCCGACTCTATAATATACTTCTTTTATTTTTAATATCGTATCTGTTTTAATTACTTGATTAGTTTTATAATCAATTGTAGGTTTCCAATCTAATGAGGTAGTTTCATGTATATTTTTTAAATTAATTTGAAAAGTTGTCCCTATACTAGAGTAAGTAGTAGTAGCGGTAAATGGTAATTTAACATCACTTGTTGTTGAAGTGTGTAAAGATTTAGTTACAGAATACTTTTCGTCCTCTTTAATTTTTAAGAATTGTATTCCGTTATTATCCATTACAGTTGTAGATGCGAATTGACTAAGTTTATTCTTTGGGTTATTGACAGCAACAGACATTACAGGATTTATCGCATTGTTCTTTTTATGTGATGTTTTATAATATGTGTATCTATTTGCTCCTGATAAATCTGCATGTCTAGCATTTACAGAATTAGCAGTAGCGTATGAAGTATGTGCAGAAGAACGGTCATTTGTGTTTCTTCTAGCGTTTCTAAAAGAATCCTTCCATTTCGCAGGGTTAAATGTGTAAGTGCTACCAGATTCATAATCAGTTGGACTGTCTGTACTTCCAATAGTACCATCCTTGTCATATATTCTATCAACTAAAACAGCATGTTGATTCATAGTGCCTAAATCAATAATTTCAGTTCCGTATTCTGTTTCTGTTCTAAACACTGATTGATGTATTGTTCTACCTACATGAATATTAGTATCTGAATCGGCTGTTGATGCTAAAGTAGATGTTATTGTATTAACTGCATATTCTAAAGTTAATGAAGGACTAGAATATGATATTACATTACCCATATATATGTAGTTTCCATTATCTAATTTTTGATATACGCTTTGTCCTATTACACCTGCAAAATTATTAGAGGTTAAAACAACGCTACTAGAAGTATATTGATTTATTGATTGGGTTCTAGCAAAACTTCCTTTAGTATCCCAATCAAAACATCTACAGGTAGTTAAATTGTATTTAGTTCCATAATCTAATCTATCTTCATTCTGTAATCTATCATTATAAAAATACCATGTCGGTCTTGATACTTCACTACCTGCATCATATTTATCTGTTATAAAAGTTACAGGACTACTTTGATTATAATCATCAGTAGGAGATGTTCCTAATTCCGTTCCATCCCCACGAAGCCCATAACTCACAGCAACAACGCTAGTATCTGAAACTAATGGCCCTTTATAGATTTCAAAATTAGTATCTTTAGCAATTGCTTCTGGATATTTAGGTTCAAACTCAAAGCCATCACCATGTTCATCAAAAGAAATAATGTTAGTTATCTTCGCAAAATGAGGTCTAATACTAGGTGTGCTATCTGATGTTGAGTGTGCTATTTGAGGATTAATTAAAACAAAATAATCGTATGTATCTAAATCCATATTCAAACTGCTATTACCAACAAGTAACTGATTAGCGTGGTCGTTAGAATTAATTGCACTTGTGCTTGTATAAGTCCTTATTTTAAAGGAAGTAGTTTGTTGTTTATTTTTACCATACGTTGCATCTGATACTATATTTGGTTTATTAGTGCTTGGATATATTCTATTTACTATTGCAGAATGACTAGCATTAGATATTTCACCTTCATAATGAGTGTTTCTAATTTCAAAAAAGTTAGCAGATAACCCATTATGTTCAGCAGTTATATTAGTGCATTTTAATACAGGATTTACTGATGTGTTCTTAAATGCTACATCACCTGTAAACGCATTACCTTTTAATGCATATGTATAATCTATATTCTCATTACCATATTTACCGGCATTCAAAACATAAACATATCTTTCCATTATAAATCACCAAACCTATAATAAAATATAGTATCATTATATCCTATATTTAGAGTCGTTGATGCAACACTAGGTTCTGCTGTTCTATACATTGATATCTCGTATAGTTCTCCCATGAATTGAGTATGGGCTGTATCAGGGTCTCTACCGATATAGCAATCAGTAGTGCCAAAATTAAAGTCAGTAATAGCAATTTTACCTTCAACAAGTAAAATATTATTTATAAATAGTCTTATCTTTCCATCAGTATGAACACAACAAGTTATTTTATACATTGTATCTATATAAAATGCTTCTTTAGGTTGATGTATAAACAACTTAGCAGTCCAATTAACTTCACTAGATAATGTAAAAGTAGTTAATGAAGGAATAGTTTGAACTGTTCCTAAACTAACACCATTTGAATTGAATATTTCTTTACCTACTGCTAACAGACTGGTGCTTTCACACGTAACAGTTGTGCTACCATTAGGCTTAGTTGTGCTATCATCGAATTGTTTTAGTTTAGTAGAAATACCATCATAGAAACCAGATGTATCATAATAACCATAAAGCCTTTCTCTTGGAGATATTATAGTATTTGTTTCTACAATTTCTGAACCAATCTTAGCACATAGTTTGTATTCTGCGGGTTGATTAAAGTTATGGCTAGTGGTATTTTGTAAATACAATTCAAAGCCATCACTATGGAATATCATCATCTTGTGTGTATTTCTATTAGCAGGTGTAAAATAGTCTTGGCTTTGAAAGTGTGTAAGATTAGAAGTATTCGTTCCAATACTAGGTGGAGTTTTTTCTGAATCTATAATACCTACTCCTGTTAAAGAACCAAACCCGTTTACATCATAAGGAGTAAGTATTGCTTCTATACTAAATGATTTATTATGTCCCCAAAGTCCTTGTCTTAATCCTAGAACTGTTGAAGCACTATCGTTTTTATCAGAGTATTTTAATTGTAGATATGCATCACACATTACAGGAAAAACTAATGATTTTGTATTTCCTACAAATACTCCTGGCATATATATTCCTCAAAATGTTGTGTTAATAAAGTCTGAAACTAGTGTGGAAGATTGAATAAACGTCATACTGAAACCAATATGAGGTGTATCTGCACCCGCTATATCGGTAGAAAAGGTAGACACAAAACCTCTAAGTCCTTCTATTTCATCAGTAGTTGTTTTGAAGTAATCGAATGTTTTCTTTGTATGTCCATAAGACCAAGATGTTACATCGTAACTTCTATTTGCGAAATGGAATGGTATTAATGGTAAATCACTTAATGGAGTAGTTTTAGTTACATTTATTGAAGCAGTATCGTTTGCTACACTTCTATATTCAAAATTATTATCAGCCCTACTTGGTATTAGCATTATTAATTTACTAATGTTTTGGTCTTCATGTACGAAAGAAGAATCAACATATGAATGTAATAATTGAGCAATTTCATAAGAAGTTAAAGATACCGTTTTAGCACTTGTTTCATCTCCTCCCTTAAACTTAGTAACTTCTTGTTCGTGTATTCTGCCTTGTAATTGCACTTCTTTTCTTGCCGCCCCTAAATCCATAACCATTGTTGCTGATTCTCCAGAAATTATACCAGAGAATGGAATATCAAATGGAAATGCATTCTTAGATGTGCTTACACTTACTGAATCACATAATAAAGATATTCTATTTGTATGTATAGTGTTCGCTTCTGAAGGATTTTCTGCTGATGCCCTTCTACTTAATTCAATCATTACTCTATTTGTTGCCGCTACCATTTTAGAATCCCGTTCCTGTTGTTCCTGTTCTATTCATTCTTAGATTAATCTCTCTAGCAACCTTATTTGCTATATCTCGTATCTCTGAATCGGATGCACCCACCCTACCATTCACATGAACATTTATTGTAGTTGAGCCACCACCACTAACCGCCATTCCATTTGGATATACTTGTGAGCCTCTAGGTAAAGATACTAATTCTGGCCCTCTTTCTCCAACTATCTGTAATGGAGTATTAACAGTTCCACCCTTAGCAAAGAAACTTAAATTGCGGTCAGCCCAACCTCTGAGCCAATCTCTAGCATAACCAAAGAGAGTTTTCATAGTGTCAATTAAAGTGCCGATTACTGATTTCAAAACTACCCATAATAGTTTAACAATTACCTTAGCAACATTAAACAGTATTTTTGCTACTAATGGTAATACTTGTGTAAACCATATTTTTAATACTTTTATAATATCACCATCAAATATTGCTCGGAACAATTCTTTCATAACATAATATAATTCAATAATTTGGTCTTTTATTTGTATAAATAAATGTTCATTCTTTCTAGCCCAATCTTTAACAGGCTTAAATGCTTTTCTTAAAGCCATGAATACGATTATAATTAGTGGGAAATATACTAAGAATCCCATCAAAGCCTTTACTACTACTTGCATAAATGCTTTACCTACTCTACTAACAAAATCTTTAATCCTCTCCATATATTTTTTTTCTGCAAACCATGCTTTTGCCGCTTTATAGGAACCATGTTCTGTTATTTTATTTGCATATTCTAAGGCTTTACGATTAGCATTTGATGCAAGACTAACAATCGTTCCTTGTTTAAATGCTTTTTTTTCTAACTTAAATCTTTCTTTAATTAGATTTTGAGCATTTGATGCTTTTGATTTTACTTCAAACATTTTCTGTTGTGCTTTATCTATTATACTTGGTTTTCTCGGCCCTAAAGGGTCATTAGTGCGTTTAGAAGTGAATATACCACGTTTGCCTGTTGCAGATTTATGTATGGCTGTTCGGTTCATTCTCTCTATGTCTGCCAAAGCCTTTGCTTCTGCCTTCTTTTCTTTTCTTTTTTCTTTACTTATTTTAACCAGAAGTAGTTGAGCCTTGATTTCTTCTTTTACTGAATCTAAATTATCTCTCAAACCTTTACCTGTTTTTGAATTAAAAATGTCACTACCGATTTTTTTAGAAGCATCTAAACCTGCTTTACCTGCCCCTTTAGAAAACTTATATGCGCCCATTCTTTTAGAATATTTTCCACCTGTTACTAATTGTTTTCCTATATCTTTCATTGATAGGTCTGCAAATGGAAGATTAGCCTCCTTTTTCATGGCCTTATTTCTTTTTCTTTGGTTTCGTTTAAACTTTTTCATGGCCTTATTATAAACTGCCTCGGCGTGTTTAAATGCTGTTTCTATATCACTACCAAACGCACTCGTATATTGTTGAAATATAGGGTCGTCTTCAAGCCCTGCCGGTGCTACTGAAAAACCGTCTTCGTTAAATACTTCTCTATATTTTTGAAACTCTTTATGCTTCTTTTCCACGTTTTTATAAGAGTCGGCTAACTTTTGATTACCATCAATTGTTTCTAAGGTTGCTTTTAATGCTTTATCTGATGCTTTATAATATAATTCAAACAAGTTAGATACTGAACGTAACCTTGCTTGGAACTTCCATAGACCACTACCGGAACTTAATCTAGCAAGAATAGTCCACCATTTATTACTAGCATCTCCTAAGTTACCAAAAGACCTAGTTAAAGATGTAGCAGTTGATTCTAATACTTGCATATCATTTGCTAATTGCGATACATACTTTTTTGTATCATCATCTGCCATAATATCACTTCATTTTTTCCATTTCTTCTGCTTCTATTTTCTTTGCTTCTGCGTGTATTGATAACATATTAAGTATTATGCTAGCAGGTGTGTTGTATGCTTCTAAAGGACTTACCTTAAAAGCAATACAATATGAATATAAAAGGATGCGAGAGCCTATTACGGGATTAACTTCTCTTCCCTTCAAGGCTCTACGAACATCCTTTAGTTTCCCGTATCAGCCCCCATAAGGTCGTCAAACGGGTTTGGTAACACTTCTTTTAATTGCGCCCCAATAAATGGAGATAAACGCATTAATTCTAGTGTGTTTAACTGTGGTTCTGTTTTTTCTATAAAGTTTTCAACCATAAACTTATACATCTTGTTTAAATCTAAATCTAAACTTTGTGTTTCTGCATCTAGTTTCATTACTGTACCTAGTGCTTGTTCTACTTGAAGCCATGTAGGTTCTTTAACCCACACCTTCAATACATCTTCTGAAGTTTCGTCTACTTTCAAAACATGACATTCTGTTTCTATTGCGGCAAATAGCCGGTTCTTATCATTTACTATATTTTCCATTTTCTTTTTCCACCTTCAACTTTAACTAACAAACAAACAATGTTAGTGGAATATAAATATTAGCCTAAATCCTTTTTAGGCCTCCTAAGATGGACAAAAACTTTCCATCCTTGTGTGTTAAGACCCACTCATTTGTAGATTCTTTTTTAATTTTTGTCACCACCATACCGAAAAAGGATTATTTATGTTTTTATGTTATTTAACTAAGTATTGTCCACTTTCCTCGGTATGTGCAAGAGTTTAATGTTCTAGCCTGGGCTGTTAGATTTACTTCTATTGCCCCTTTATCATCTGGGAAAGGCACATCTATTTGTGTAGTAAGATAATCATCAAACTTCATTACAATCTTATCAGTTGCAGATTTAGCAAACTCTATTTCAATTAATCCTATTGTAGAATCAGTTTCATTTTGGTTTCTTAATTCATCCCATATTGTTCTATCAGTTATCATCATAGTTAGATTAATTTCATATGTTCTTTGTCCGGCAGTATGTGCGCTAGCCATTGTTCTATCATAGTTTCCAATGTAACGATGTGGAGTTATACTATTACTAATTGTAACACTACCGCTTTTAATTCTACCAAGTGTTTGTCCATACATTTTGATAGTTCCATCAGAATACATGTAAGGGTTATTATCAGAATCTGTGCTGCTAAAATTAAACAGGCTACTTGTAGTCCTTACTTTTCTTTTAGGCACATAGTTAGTTTCAGCACGATGAGCCTTTCTGGAAACTGCACTAATTGAAGTAGTAACTTCTTGTCCTTCTTCAAAGTTTAATGTTAATGTATTAACTTGACAACCTGTGTATATGTAAGACATTAGATTTTGGGTATTTGCATCTTGGAAGTAATCAGCATTAAGAACATTACCTTTTTCATGTGTTACTTCTAATGCAAATGAAGGTAATTCACCTGTATCGTTTTCTGTAATAGTATATGTAATATCCGATGTAATTTCATCATAGTCTGCTTTAGAATCAGAACCTAATACTGCTGTAAATTGAGCCGCAATTAACCCTCCACTACTAGTCCCAACATTATCAATAGTTGGCACACTACTATAACCACTTCCTTTGTTAGTTATAGTAACTGATTCTATCTCTCCTCCTACAACTAATTCGTTTGTTGTTATTGTAGCAACACCAGAACCACTAGTCCCACCAATAGTAACTACTGAGGCTAAGTAACCACCACTTGTTGATTCAACAGTAATAACTGCACCACTAGAAGTAGCAGTTAAACCTACTTGTGCATTAATTATAGTCGCTAGTTCAGTAGCAATTGTTGCAGTCCCATCACCTGTGCTTATTGTAGTAACTTCAACATATGTTGTTGTACCAGAAACACTAGGTTCAGAAACACCACCATCATTATCAATATCAAACCAAAATGTATATACTGCGGTTGACGATGCTGCTGATTTAATAGTAATACTTCTAGTATTGTAGTTAGTAGCAGTAGCAACAGAACCAATAGTAATTGTATTTTTTGCTTTAGTTAGTGCATATGTAGCCGTTGCATTACCTGATATTGTTAATGCTTGTGATGAAGCAAAAGGTAATTGCGCGCCATCATTAGTTATTGTAATTGAGTTTAATTTATCTGCTGTTGCACTAACACCATTAAATGGAGGCAATATTCTACTATCTTCTACTCTGTATATTTCACTACCACCAGAAGGTAATGCATATGCTTTACCTGCGGTTAAACCAGATGCTAATGTGTTTGAATTACCCGATGTATGAGATAATGTCATGCCTCCTAAAGCATAGTATAACCAAGAACCATTATTTAGAGAGCAATCAATAGATGCTTCACCTACTGTTTCAGCACCTTTAAATTGATAACCAAAGTTTCTTGTTCCGCCTAATGCTAGATTAGATTGCTTCATCTCCGCATCAATGCTAGGAGGAGTAAATGTATTTACCAAACCTAACCAATTATCTGCTAATAAAGAAGGTTTTCCATCAATCATATCAGGAGAATATACAGGCGCACCAAATGCTAGGATTGTGCATTTATATTTATCAGTAGAAGTTGCTGATAACGCTTGAGAAAATGTTATTGAGTTTTCATCATTAGATTCTATAAGTAATGTTTGAGTATGATTTTGATTAACATTAGAAGAATTGTATTTATCTATCTTAGCCATACATCCTTGATAAATATTAGTAACTAATCTTTTGTCGTTGGCTACTGTCCATGTTAAAGTTTTTTCACCATTATTTGTTGCTAGTAAGTTATGGGTAGCATCACCAAATGCTTCAGATAGATTAAAATCTCTTTCTGGTATCATTGTTGCCGATGCACCTGCACCTGTATATATTTCATTTACTGTCATTTATTTCACCTTTTATTTATGTAGTTCTTCCAAATCTTTTCATCGTTACAGACATCTTATAACCTAACAATCTTTTACCTCTATCATTAGCCTCACTTCTTCCTGTAATCTCAATTAAGTCTGCGGTAAATGTGCTTGACCCCTCAATAACGCTCGGTCTAAGCCCGTTCCTCTCTATGATGTGCCGGACTATCTGATATAAACTTTGCAGACGAGTCCGTGAAAAAGTTAAGTCAGCCCAATCTTTTTGATGTAAAACTCTTAGGTGTATTGTAAATGAATATTCTTCATTTCTTACGCCCCAATCTATGGTAGGATGAGTTATTGAGGCACTATCTTCATAGACAATAATGACTGATTTTTCATCTGCATCAACCCTCCTTCCTTTGTTTGGTTCAAATGACCTAACGTCTATGAAATTAATTGCAGTAACAGCCGGCTTATGTTCGTTGATACCTGCGGCGGTTCTAGCATCTTGCCAATTATCTTCTAATAAACTTAAAACAAAAGTGACTTCATCCATGTTTAACCCCTCATTAATTGTTGATATATTTGTTCTTGTAACATGTCATATACTATCTTATCAGCATACCTTTTAGCGGCTTCATCTAATTCTTCTTTAATCCATTGTTCAGTCATTTCAGTTGATACAGGTAAGCCTAATTGTTTTTCTATTTTTTCTCTATCTTTTAATTTGTTTGCTATTTTATTAGCCTTTAACAGCAACTCATTATAGTGATGTCTATCCATATTAATCAAGTAGGTATATCAAGTTCTTTTTGCCATCTAATATAGCGTTGGCTTCTGTTGTTAGAATCTCATGTTTTTTAGTTATGTCTATATTAGAGCCTGTTTCAGCAATTAATATAGTATTATCGTCAGTAACTAATATTTCTGCGGCTACAAGTTTAGTCGTTGCTTCATGTATAGATGAAGGGACTCTACCTCTACCTCTTTCATATGTTACTCTTATTGAATGATTAGTGTGATAAGGATAATTTGTTCTAAAGAATATCTTTCCTTCTTCATTAATAATCCAATATTCTTCAGTCCTACCACTTGTTTGATTATCAGTAAATGAATAACTTGTTGTATCTGTTCCTAATAACTGATTTAAAGTGCATATAGTCCCTGCATCTGAAGGTAACTTAGAAGAAATATAAACAGATTTACCATCTTCTGTTGGACAAGCATAGAAAAAATCGGATATATTTCTTTTATCTGCATCTGCTATACTTCTATTGTCTAATGTTTGCTTTTGAGTTTTTTGTCCAGTAAACGGTGCTGTTTTTGAAGGATATACTTCATTAATTGCGGCACATATTTCTAATACAGTTGTCTTTTGTCCAAAGTGGTCGTAAAAACCATTCGCAGTATTCTCAGTTAATTCAAAGTTAAGCCCACCAACACCAAATGTTAGTTTGAATGTTCCTGTTTGTGCTGTTGTAGGTGGAGTATAAGTGCAAGAAGCCGATGCCATATCAACATAAGTATCTCCTTGCCATACTTCTAATCTTAGTATCTTTCTAATCTTCTCACTATTTAGTTGAATGAAACCAACATAGTCTTTACTAGTCCTAACAGGGTATGCACCTTGTTGATATGGGTCAAAATTATGAACTTCTTTTTCTATTATTTCCGGTCTAAAAGACATTTTTAATTTTTCATCAATTCTACCTTCAGTCCTTTTAATTATTTTACCTACTGCTGTTACATCTGGAGTAGAAGTGCTTGTAAATGCACCACATTGTAATAAGTCTGATACATCAGTATGGGTAGTATAGTACCCTATACCTTCTAAATAATCTCCAATATTTTGAGTTCCTGACAAAGTTGGGAGATAATCGCTTTCTGTTTTTAGTCTACTCATTGTATCGCCTTCTGTAAATTATCTATTTGTTTTTTAATATAAAATAAAATTGTATTTGTTCTATTATCAATATAGACTCGTTGTCCTCCGGCATCTGTTCCGCCCATTAGATTAGCCGTAGTGCCATATTTCTTTTTATCAGGATTGTAACTATAAGCACCTGATAGTTTAGGTTTTACAGCCGTTCCTGTAGCCATGCTTCTTCTTTCCGGCATTCTTTCACTATGCATTCGGCCTATTTTATATTCAGTAGATACAGCATATGATACACTTACTAAACTAAATACATCATATATATTTTCTAATATATATTCAGCATTACCACTTATATTCGTGTCCTCATCATTTAGTAAATCCTTTCTTCCTTGTCTCTCTTCATCTGTTGGGTGAACAACTGATAATACAATAACCATAGTGCCTACTTTGTTTGGTATTAATGCCCTATCTAAATGGTTTTTCAATTCTCTTGAATTAGATGCCCCATTTTTTAAATCAATTTCAACAGTCTCTAAATTATCCCAATTATTATTAATAAAGAATGTTTTATCTGAATCCTTGTTATGTAATATAGAACGGTTTTTTGTTGGTAATACATTACTTCTATCCTTTCTAGTTTTTACTGTTTCTTTAGTATATTGTGTCTGTTCAAACTCATTCATACCTAATGGTTTTTTCATATTAGATTTAAACTCTACAACATCACTTATCAATGATTTTTCTTTTTTATTAAACCCTTTTTTACCAGGGACTTTACCCTCATCTAAAAGAGCATCATATGCTGTTTGTGTCATAACACCTGCATCAAGCATTTTACCTGCTAATTGAGCAATTTCATTCATTTGGCCTTCTCTAATTTGCCTAACTATTTCTTCTGCATCTAAATCTCCACTAGATACTTCATCTTCATAATCAAAGTGTTTTTCTTCATGTAAAGTGTTCCATGCAATTTTAAGATTCATTCTTTCTAGTGTTTCTTCTTCTAATTCAGATAATGTATAATCAGGATGGGGCTTGTATGTTTTTATATTACTATAATCATATTCATCATCTTCCTTAATTTCATCCTCTGGCATGTTTTCTTCTTTAATAATTAATTCCAAAGACTTTTTAATTTTCCTTGCTTGTTCCATCGCTTCTTCTAATGCCTGTTCTGTATTGTTTCTACTTCCTTGTGTATCTTTAGGTGGAGTTACTTTGACATCCCCTTTTCTACCTCTCAAAACTTCAGGTGCTATACCTGCTTCCTCAAACAGTTTCTCCATTATTCTTTGAAAATCTATTTCAATAACATATTCTTGTTCTTGAAATGTAGCCTTATGAGTTCCATAACGTAGTGGTATTTTAGTAGGTGTTTTATTACCTACTTCAATGGTAAAATAACGATTTCCACCTGTTTTAGTAGGGTCATCATTTATTCTTTCTAAAGCCGGTTCATAACTAACCTGTTTATCAGATGCTTGCCAAATCTTCTTGCTTTCAACACCTTTTGTATGTGAAGACATTATATGGTCTGTACCTATTTCAGTATTAACGGCTGAAACTTTAGTAGTCTTACCTTCATCTGTTAATCCAGACTCCCCACTTAACGCTCTTTCTATTTGTTCGTAATTACCAACGTATGGTTTTAATTTTTCTAATAATTCGGCTGTTGATAATTCCTGTATTGCTTTCCAAGCATATTCAACATGTAGTTTATATTCGTCTTCATCAAAATCTAAATCTCTATCTTCTTCAGCAACTTTATTCATAAAATTAGGGCTTAAAAAATAATTTAGGTCATCTTCTATATCATTATAATTATTATCACTAAACGGAGAACAAATGTATTGTAACATCAATTTAAACAATGGGTGATTATCTACATCACCACCTCTCATGCTAGAATCAAGTTCTAACTTTTGTCCTACTGTGTAGTCTCGTCTATTATATCTAATAGTTACGGGTATGTTGATGTCCATCTAAACCCCTCATGCTAACCAAGCCGCCCATGCCGCACCCTTTTGAATCATCTTTCCTAGTCCTATACCAGAACCTGGGGGTGTATACGATGGTTGTCCGGTAGCAGGGTCTAACCAATAGGGATTACCCATTGTATCATAGCCATTAGGCTGAACAGGGTATCCTGATGGGTTATTCATTGCTTGATGTTGTTGTTGCATCATATTATTTGCTTGAACCATTGGGTTTCCTCCACTAATCTGTGAAGGGTTTAACCCACCCGCATTAGGTAATCCTTGTTGTGGTTGATATTGTTGTGGTGGTTGTTGATATGGTTGTTGATATTGTTGTTGTGGTGGTGCTTGTGCTTGAGGCATACTAGGAGTAAATCCTTGAGTCTCTAAATATTGTTGTCTAGCCATTTTTCTTTGAACAACTACCTCGGTATTTACTGCCGCCGCAAGTAATGCTTGAACATCTAATGTAATATTTGCTTGTGTTACACCATTATAGTCAGTTAAACAATCAGGGTGTATTACCATTTCTCCACTAGAACCTTGAGATAATTTTAGTTTAGAAAGAAGTTGGCTTACCACTCTTTCAGTAGTATCTTCCATTAATTTTTCTAATGCCATCAAAAAGCCTTCACCATGATATTCAAAAAACTCTTCTACATGATTTGTTTGTAGCGTCAAAAGGTTATTTGTTGCCTTAAAATTAGCCGCCGTTTGTGCATCTATTGCAGTTACTATACTGCTGTTACTTGTTCCTAATAATCCCATATTATTCTACTCCTTCTAAAAATACATTATCTATTTGTTGCTCTAGTGATTCTTCTGTTAATGATTGTCGTATAATACTAGTGCCTGTTGTCATTAATGATATTACTCTGTTATTAATTGCATGGCTTTCCATCGTTAATCTGAATAACTCATCTTCCGGTGTTTCTACCGACATTTGAGGAGGGCGTATAGTCCAACCACTTGCCGACAATGCTTCAATATCGGATTGCCTTAATGAAGTTAGCGGTGCTGATTGAAGTATCTTAGGCACAGTTGGTTTAGGTATATATGCACTAAATGATAGCCCATGTTCGTCTGCTATAATTTGCTGTTCTAACATTTCATATTGTTTATGTAATTGTGAATGTTTATTACAATATGTTCCTCTCATCGGATAACCCTTTCTTACTTTATGTAAAGGCATAGGTGGCCTAGAAGGGTCTGATGATTCCCATACTTTATGTGTTCCACACACTACACATCTATCTCTAGTGTTAAACTTAAATCCTAATGGCATTTTTAAGAATGTTTTCTTCTCCGGCCATAAAATCTTAAGCATTTCTTTAACTTGTTTTTTTGGTTTACTACTTTTGTAGTCATATTTCATTACTGAACCTGCGGCTCTAGCATACTTTATTGGTGGTAAAAACGCATTATTTACAGTAGCGTTACTTGCACCAATTAAACTTGGGGGTTGGTATGTCATCGTCATTTATTTTTCTCCTTACATTCTTTACATTGGCACAATAATGCCATTGAACAATTATCTGTTATCATTAGTAATCCTCTATCATTGTTGTAATTCCTCTGTAAACCATTTCTGCTTCTGACTTTGCACTTACTACATATTTATGAGTCGGTATTCCTTTATCGTTTAGTTTTTGCATTCCGTCTTTAAACGCCTCAAATATTGGATGTTTTTGTATATCTGTATATTCGTATCGGTCTTTCCAAATATCAAACTTATTCGCCCATACACCTACTGCTATTGGATAGTCATGTATTTTTTTCTTACCTGATTTGTTTATTATATCCCAATGATTTGATGTTATACAATCCACTAAAAACTTCCAACACAATTGCTGTTCTATATCTATATGTTTTGCTAAATGTCTATCATCAATCATAAAAATAATATATTTTACTTTCCTACGTTTCATGTCTAATAGCCATTCGCCCCAGTATAATGATTCACCTCCTATGTCTGATGTTCTTATCGTGTGTGTATCTCCATCAATTTTAATTGTTTTCCTAAGCGGTTTATGTGCGCCTACTGTTCTTTCTTTAATTTCTGGAACATCACCTCTAGTCCGTAGTTGATGATGTAAGGTAGTTTTACCTACTTGAGTAGCACCGTATATTCCAAAAGAATGAGGATTAATTTTTTTCCAAAATAATCCTATTTGCTCAACTATAATTATAGCAAAACCTGCCATT